CGCATTGGAAAACAAGCGAAGCGAATTACAAAGCGCCTTTTCCAATGCCGTGGTTGGTTCTGATTCACAAAAAGAAATAGCGGTAAAATTAAATGAGGTCAACGCACAGATTAAAACGGCGGTTGATGCCCAAAACGAAATACTTGGACTTAATGCGGAAAAGAAAAAAGCAGATGCCATTGAGGAAATTAACCAAAATTTTAAAGTAGCCCAGTCTGTCATTAACCTTGCACGGGCAAAGGAAACCACGTCCGAAGATGAGATTGAAAACATTAACAAGAAACGTATTATTTTAGATGAAGATTACAACGCAGAGGTAAAAAGGATTAATGCTTTATTAGCCCTTGAAAAAGATGGAAGTAAAGAGGCTGAAAACTTAATTGTTGAAAGACAAAACGCCGAAGCTAATTTTATTAAAAGCAAACAAGGTTTATCAAAAGAGGAAGTCAATGTTTACCGAAAGAATTTTGATGAAATTGAAAAAGCAAATCAAGAAAATATAAAAAATGAAGAAGAAGCGGCTGAAAAATTAAAAGAAATTGACAGGAAAAAGTTAGAAGATAAAAAAGCAAATACTCAAGAATTAATTAATTCAATTAGCGATTCTATTCTTTCAGTCACCGATATAATTTCTACCTTTCAACAGGCAAGGGCACAAAAGGAAGCTGAGGCAATAAACGAACAGATAACCAACACGGAAAACAATATTGCAGAACTTGAGGCAAAGGCTGAAAAGGCATCGGGGTTAAGAAAGAAAAGGATTGAAAAAGATATAGCAAATCAAAAGTTATTGCTGGAGCAACAACAAGCCGAAGCCGAAGCCCTTAGAATAAAAGCAGCAAAAGAAGAAAAGCGAATTGCTATTATTCAAGCAATCATTCAAGGTGCTTTAGCAGTTACAAAGGCTTTTGCACAAGGTAGCTTTTTACTTGCAGTCCCTACGGGTATTGCCGTAGCCGCACAAATTGCAACCATAGCCGCTCAACCCCTTGCTGAGGGTGGCGTCGTGACTGGTGAAAGAATAAACCGTAAACAAAACATTCCAACACGTTCAAACGGGGACAATGTCCTTGCGTATGTTAAACGCGGTGAGGTGGTATTAAACCAACGCCAACAAAGTTTATTAGGCGGTTCACCAACCTTTAGACGCATTGGTATTAAAGGTTTTGCCGAAGGTGGTTTAGTGCCGCCAATTTCTGCACCAATACAAGCCTTATCAGGAAACAATGATTTAAGCAACTTTTTACAAGTGATTGAGGCAAAGACAGACGCAATCAACAATCGCATTGACAGGCTTCAAGCCTACGTCGTTTCTGATGATATTGCCCGTGATTTGGCTGAGGGAAATAAGTTAAAAGTGAAAGCAACTTTATAAATGTGTAATTGTATGAAAGGAAATAGTATTTGGGGAGAATTGGCAGACCGTATCCCTGAGGAATATAAGACGCAAGTCATGGCAACGGTTGACAGAACTTACAGGGTTTTATCCATTGACCCGTCGGATATGGATTATTTATTTCAGATTTATAACAATTTTGTCAACCATTACGAGCCTGAGAGAAGAAATTGCCCAGCGTGTCGGACAAAAGTAGTGGGTAAAATGAGGCAAATAGTACAATTTTGGAGAGATGGAAACCAATAAAAGGGAGATAGACAAGCATTTATTAACCGAGTTTACAGATAGTGTTTTGCATCGTTATAAAACATTATGCGAAAAGGAAGGAATAACGCCAGACTTTTATACCCTTATTGATTTTTTATTCCAAACCAACATTATAAAAGATTTGACGATAGCTAAATTCATGGTCATGGAACTTTACCCAGCCGCCTTGTTTGAAAATGAAAGCAAGATGAATGCCATTTTAGATATTAGTATTCAAACGGGGCTTAGTGAAAAAACCGTTTATAACATGATACAACACCCTGAGTCCTTTGGCTATGGAATCAGCAAAAAAAGGAATAAGAAAAATAATAATAAATAAATTTACTGCATGACATACGCAGATTATCCAGACACGGCAAAAAATAACGCAAGGCGGGCACTTGACCATAAGAAAAATGGTTCAAATTGTGGAACTCGCGTCGGCTGGTTAAGGGCTAACCAAATCGCAAACGGCGAAGGCTTGTCAGAGGATACCGTCCAAAGAACGTATTCTTTTCTTTCCCGTGCGGAAACGTATGACCAAGGAAAATACTTTGATGAAGATGGAAATGAAATATGTGGTTCAATAATGTATGACGCATGGGGCGGAAGTGCGATGAGGGATTGGGCTGAAGCAAAGTTTAAAAAGATTGAAAGAGAAAAGGAAAGCAAAGCGATGGCAAAATTTAATATTGATATTTTAGGGGAAATTTCTGAATCTGTTAATTCGTACAATGCAGTACAAAGGGAAATTAACAACGCAAAGGGCAAAGAAATTAACTTGGTTATATCTTCTGGAGGTGGCTCAGTCACCGAAGGAATGGCGATAGCTGATTTAATTGCTAATTACCCTGAGGAAACAACGGCAACAGGAATCGGACTCGTAGCGAGTATTGCAACGGTTGTACTGTTGTCTGCGGATAATGTTAAAATGACTGAGAACGCCTTCATGATGATTCACCGACCTTGGAGTTACACGATGGGTAACGCCGACGAACTTGAGGCAACTGCTGAATTATTGGACAAGATGGAAGCAAAGTTACTTGACATTTATACTGCATCCGTTTATAAGCGTAAAGGGAAACAGAAAGACCTTGAAAACAAGATTACAAAAATGATGGCAGCCGAAACATGGTTGACCGCACAGGAAGCATTAGAGTTTGGTTTCATTGATGAAATTGTAAAAGTTGGCGAAAAAAATATTGATTTATTACCGTTGCAAAATAGCCTAAGCAAATTTCTAAATGTACCAGCCGCATTATTAACCAACAACAAAAAAAATGATGACATGGGTAATTCCATTTTAGAAAAAATCAAATCGCTTTTAAATAATATGGACGATAAAGAAAATATCGAAAATGTTATGCAAGAAGAAGAGGAGATGAAAAAAGACGAGCCAAAGAACGACGAGATTGGCGATGCCATTCAAATGTTAAAAGACAATGGCTACTTTGTAATGAGTCCCGAAGAAATGGAGGCAATTCATTCAAAGCAAAAAGAGGAAATGGAATCGATGTACAAGAAGACCGATGAACAAAAGAACTCGATTAACGAAATTGAAACGGTTCTGGAAACATTGGGAAAAGAATTAGTTGCTTTAAGGGCACAAGTAAAAAAAGGCGTTGGGCTTCCTTCGGGCGGGACAACGACTGAAAAGATTATTGAAACAAAAGCAAAATCGAGTCATTTTGATTCTTTTGCTTCATTAGTTAAATCTAAAATTTCACAAAGATAATGGCATTCAATCCAACCGCCCAGAATGAGAATGGCTTTTTACAATCCAACACGTACATTGGAAAAAATAGCCTGAATCGAACAAACCCTTATGCAAATGTTGATGGCTTAAACGCTGAACAACTTTACGGGGTTGATACCTATGAAGACCGTATTCCAGTATCGTTTACTTGGCATATTGCCTCAGCTGGTGACAGAACTACGGTTACACCAATTTACGGTGTTACAAGTGCTTCCGATTATTTAAAGTTTAACTTGATTGACGAAAGTGGTAATGAGGCTTACGGTGCTTGGATTTCTTCAGCGCCTTCAGCAGCCTTTAACATTACAACAACGGCGTTAAACACGGCGAACGATTGGAAGGCTTTCTTTGCAACCTCTAAGTCTGGAGCAAAGACCGAGTTCTCATTTAAAATTGAATCAGCAGCGGTTTTAACAAACACAACTGCGACGATTACTTACGCAAACCTTTAAAATTAAAAACAAATGGCATTAGTTGAAATAAGCCAATTAGATGTTGCTTTTAGAGGCACAGAGGCAAACAACATATTTTTAGAGCCTGTCTTTTTTGATGACGATTTACGCGGTCAATTCCGTGTACTTGGAAACGTCGCCAATAAAAAGAAAATGGTATTTGTTCAAGACCTTGAGAATATTGTAAGAAAATATTCTGGTTGTGGATTTAATCCCGTTGGCTCGGTTGACATTTATCAGCGTACAATCGACGTTGAAAAAATGAAGGTTGACCTTGAAATGTGCTGGGATGAATTTGAAGACACTGTTTTTGAGGAGTTATTGAAAACAGGCACAAGGCTTCCAGATGTATCGGGAACATTAATTGAAAATATTCTTTTAACCCGTACACAACAGGCGATAAGAAATGACATTACCCGTCTTTCTTATTTTGGTAATCAGGCTTCCAACAATCCTAACTACGATTCATTGGATGGATTTTGGACTGTTTATTACCCTCAGTTAGTTGCTGATGATTTGATTCCAAGGACAAACACAGGCTCAGGCTCTGACCTTGTAGCTGGTGATGGCTTTGCGATTCTTCGTGCAATCTACGACCAAGCACCTTTACAGTTAAAAGGTTTACCCGCTAACCAAAAGGTGTTTAATGTAACTGGTTCTGTATATTCTCAACTTCGTGAAGACATCGAAGAAGGCGGCGGCGGTGATTACGGTTTACTCCAGTTGATTAACGGGGTTGAGCAATTTACCTTCCGTGGTGTGCCTGTTGTTGCTCAATGGAGATGGGATGACATCGCAACGTCACTTGGAACAACTAAACCGCATTATGTGGAATATACAACGCCACAAAATAAGGTTATTGCAACCGACGTATTAAGCCCTGAGACGGCTTTGGAACTTTGGTATGACCAAAAGGACGAAAAGGTGTATATTAAGGCTCGTTTTAAAATGGGTGTAAATTATATTCACCATTCATTAATCAGCGTAGGCTACTAATCCAAAATAAATGAGTAGTATAACAAGCGGATGGCTTAATCAATGTGTCGATGGAACTTGCGCGGGTGGTATTGGTAAACTTTATATCGCCAATGCGAATCAAGTTACTGGTTTTACTGCTAATTCAAGTGCAGCGGTTACAGCGATTACAATGTCATCGACTGCCTCAGTATTTTACGAGGTAGAATTTAGGGACAATTCGGGAGCATTTACCGAAACCGTGACACAAGACCCAGACACTTTGTCTGTTGCAGTTGAGCAAAGCTTGGTAGGTATTATAAACTGCCGTGACCAAGAGTTAAGAAACCTTATTCAAGATATGGCTGGACAGGCTTGCGGCTTAGTTTGTGTTCACGTTGAAAATACGGGCAACTATTGGATTTGGGGTGCGGAAACCATTGGCGCAAAGAAAAGACCAGCAAGGCTAACAAGCGCTGAAGGTTTATCTGGTGCTTTGTTTACTGATTCAAATCAAGAAACATTGACGATAACTTGCCGTACCACGAACAAAGCAAGATTTATTGTTAACGGCGAAACAGTAATGAACGCCTTAGATTAATAAAAAATGATAGTTAGGGATAAAAGTAAACTGATGATTTACGTTGGCAATGACCCAACGGGGAAAGCGGGAATACTAAAGAAGGCTATCGGAAATTTTACACAGGCAGAGTTAAGGGGTTGGCATAGCGTCAACCCCGCATCTGTTAGCCAACACGTCATTTATACGCCTGAGAAAAAAACCTATGAGCCAAATAAAGAAGACGATTCAAGCAGTACCGAACAGGGCTAACAGAAATTTAAAAAGAAACAATAGCCCTTTATTGGCTTCCGTTACTTTGGATACTTCAAACACCATGTTGGTGCAAGAAGATATTTTCAATGAACCTTCCAGAGAAAGGCTTGATTTCACAGGGGCTAAATGGGTTAGATTCTTTACTCAAAAAGACGACTTTTTAAAAAGTCTTATTGCCATTGTTAACAATTCCCCGACGCTGCGGCGTATCATTGAGGACAAGGTTAACATGGTTGTCGGTGATGGATTTATTCCAATGAAAGGAAAATCTAACACCTTACTTACAACATCGATGAAGGGGGAGGTAATAACTGATGATTCTTTAAATGAGATTGAAGAAGTTATTGGACAAGTTAACTTGCATTCCCAAAACTTACAAGAAGTGCTTGGCTCATTGGCTTTTGATTACGATGCTTTTGGAAATTGCTTTGCAGAGATTGTACGGGGAAAGGTTGGTTCTCAGCCTTTCACCTACATTTATCATGTGCCAGTTTATAACATAGGAATAAGAAAAGCGGAGGCTGACCAAATTATAAGGTCGGTTGGCATTTACGACAACTGGGAAGAAGTGCCACTTACAACCGAGGGGACATATTACGAAAGGGAAGGGTTTAGGGAAATACCAATTTACCCTGAGTTTAAGAAATTAGAAGACGGGACGGAGCGTTCAATTATCCACGTCAAACAATATGCGGCTGGTTATTTCTATTTTGGCTTGCCTGAGTGGATAGGGGCGAAAATGTGGGCAGAAATTGAATATAGAATCCAGCGTTTTAATACAAGCAAGTTTGAAAATGGCTTTATGCCTTCGGGTATTTTACAATTCTTTGGTTCAATGACATCGGCGGAGGCAAAGAGCCTTGTAGAAGGTATTGAATCAAAGTTTACAGGAATGGGAAACAACCATAAGTTATTTGTCCAAGTTTTACGAGATGAAAAATTAAAGGCTAATTTTATTCCTACGTCAAAAGAAAGCGAAGGCGAATTTTTAAACCTTCAAAACCTTGCAGCTTCAGCGATTGTCGTTGCTAATCGTTGGTCAAAGTCCCTTGCTGGTTTTGCAACATCGGGGCAACTGGGAACAAACCAACAGATACGCCAAGAGATGGAATACTTGCAAAACACCGTAATTAAGCCACGTCAAAACCTTTTGTTATCAAAGATTATTAACCCTTTCTTAAAAGAAATTGGGCTTTATAATCCAGCATTCACCGACGTATCGTTTGGTATTTCTAACACTTTGCCCGTGTCTTTTATGGGCGAAATCAAGGTTGAAGAAAACCTTTCGATGAATGAAAAAAGAGAAATATTGGGTTACGCACCCGTAGAAATAGAACAAACAACCCCAACCAATGAGCCAATTAATACAACCGAGTGAAGTA